AGCGTCATTAGCCAAGTGAAGGCACCATTGTCGTATGCGCCAAAATCCAAATACTTGGAGCGCATTAGAGAAAATCCAAGCCTTACGGATAACAGTCAAGTGGCCGTTAAGTTGCCACGGATGTCTTTTGAGATTACATCCTTTGCATATGATACGACGAGGCAGTTGGCCAAGACAACCTCATTTAATACACTTGGATCCGTGGCGTCTTCGAGGCAGTCGTTCTTTGCGCCAGTACCCTATACGCTTACGTTTCAGTTAAATGTATATGCAAAGTCACACGACGATGCGCTGCAGATCGTTGAACAGATTTTACCGTACTTTAATCCTCAGTATACATTGACGATCAAACCATTTCCTACGGTGTATCCAGAGTTTAAGGAAGATGTACCCATTGCGATGCAATCCGTCTCATTTACGGATGATTATGATGGTGCTTTAGAGCAAAGAAGAACTATCATATATACTTTGGACTTTGAAATGAAAATCAACTTCCACGGTCCCGTTGCCAACTCTTCAGTCATCACCTCTGCTATCACAAACCTACATCAAATTGGTGTGGGTTTGGCCGATTCTGATATTAAGTTGGAAACACTCACCACGGTTGTGGATCCATTGGGTTCGTTTGGCTCTGCTGATAGTGATTTTGGATTTAATACAACAATTGACTTATCATTTGATGATAGTGCCTAAAAATTTATGACCGATTCTGATAACATTAAAACTGATTATGAATACTCACGTGACACATATTATGAGTTAATTCAGAAAGGTAAGAACTCTTTAGATCTAATGATTGAAGTTGCTCGTGAATCTGAGCATCCTAGAGCATTTGAAGTACTTGCAACGATGATTAAAAACGTCAGCGATGTTAACGATAGATTAATGGACCTAAATAAAAAGAATAGAGACATTAATTTAAAAGATCAACCTAATAAACAACAAGCACAAATAGAGAACCAACAGAATAATATATTCTTGGGCTCTACTGCTGAATTACAAAAATTATTACAACAGACTAATAATGCCATAGACGTTACACCAAAAACTTAGGAGATTCTCATGCAAGAAGTTCAGTCTGTACTAAACAGGGTAATGCAACTACAAGAATTTTATGTTGAGTTTGAGATATCCGAGGACTTTTGTTTTCACGGCCGTTTCCCCTTTAGTCTTATGATTAATGAGCAAGGGTTTGCCGTAGCAAAGGTGGTTGCTCTTACACAACAAGAGGCTGATGATAAGGTAATGTATTATTTTATACAGTCCAGTGCTTTTTGGGATGATACTTATTACTCAATTGATGATGAGGATGAAGAAGATGATGATGAGGACGAATGATAGTAAATGAATCTTATCTCGGTAACATTAACGTTAAACGAGATGGTGTCAATCAACAGTGGTCGACTGAGTTAATCCAAGAGTATGCCAAGTGCATGCACGATCCAGAGTATTTTACTGAAAAATATATTAAAGTAATTTCACTCGATAAAGGTTTGGTGCCATTTAATCTATATCAGTATCAGCGCAATATGTTTGCGGAGTTTAATACAAATAGATTTAATATTGTTTTGGCCTGCCGACAGAGTGGTAAATCCATATCTGCTTGTGCCTATTTACTCTGGTACGCACTGTTTCACTCAGAGAAAACGATTGTAATTCTTGCCAACAAGGGTGATACGGCACGTGAAATGTTGAGTCGTATTACATTGATGTTGGAAAATATTCCATTCTTTTTACAACCTGGCGCAAAAGCACTGAACAAAGGTTCGATTGAGTTCTCAAACCATTCACGGATCTTGGCTCGTGCAACCTCAGGCTCATCTATCCGAGGCTTATCAGTTAACTTACTGTATTTGGACGAGTTTGCTTTCGTCGAGCGCGCAACAGAGTTCTATACATCAACATATCCAGTGATTGCTGCAGGTACAGAGACGAAGGTTATCATCACATCCACCGCTAATGGTATTGGTAACACATTTCATAAGATCTGGGAAGGCGCTATACAAGGTGTGAGTGATTTTAAACCATTCCGCGTCGATTGGTGGGATGTACCTGGCCGTGATGAGGCTTGGAAAAAGCAAACCATTGCTAATACAAGTCAGTTACAATTTGACCAAGAATTTGCAAATACATTTTTCGGCACCGGTGATACATTAGTAAATGCGGAAACACTGATGTCACTAAGAGCGCGTGAACCAATTCGACGATTGGAGAATTATTGCCTCAATGTGTATAAGGAAACCATCAAAGGGCATGATTATATCATGACTGTAGATGTAAGTAAGGGAAGAGGACAGGACTATTCTACGTTTAACGTGATCGATATTAGTGTTAGTCCATTTGAACAGGTTGCTGTATATCGCAATAATGTTATGTCTCCCATTCTCTTCCCTAATATTATCTATAAGTATGCGAAAATCTACAATGAAGCATACGTCGTAATTGAATCAAATGATCAAGGTGGTGTTGTCTGCAACGGTCTGTACCATGACTTGGAATATGAGAATATGCACGTCGAAAGTGCGATTAAAGCAAATGCACTTGGTGTGGAGATGACACGTAAAGTAAAACGCCTAGGGTGTTCTGCAATTAAAGATGTGTTGGAAAATCACAAACTCAGTATCGTTGATGAGAACACAATTTTAGAAATATCCACCTTTGAAGCTCGTGGCCAATCATATGAAGCCAGTAATGGTAACCACGATGACTTGATGATGAACTTGGTAATGTTTGGGTTCTTTATCTCTACACAGTATTTTAATGATATGACGAATATCGATCTTAAGAAAATGCTCTTTGATCAAAAGATGAGAGACATTGATAACGATATAGTGCCTTTTGGCTTTATTGACGATGGTACCGATTACATAGCGCAAATAGAATCACCACGAGGTCGTGAATGGGCTATTGATTATGACCCAAATTTATAAAGTTATAAATAATGGTATATTGAGAAAACAACCGTATTATGAGATCATATCATTAACCTAAAAGGAAAAAAAGATGGCACTTTCAGCACCTACCGAATCTCCTGCGGTTGTAGTCAGAGAAATTGATTTAACAGGCGGCGTGCCGAATGTTCAATCCACTACAGGCGCAATTGTGGGACAATTCCGTTGGGGTCCAATTGGACAACGACAAATTATAGCAAATGAAACAGAACTGGTAGCAACATTTGCAGCACCGACTACTGATAACAATGTTTCATTCTTATCAGCTACACAATTTCTAAAGTATTCTAGCACACTTCAAGTTGTACGCGAATCACGCGAAGGTGTTGACAGTGGTGACACAAACGCGCTCGCATGGTCAAGCGGCACACCCAATGCACTTTTTAAACAACAAGTTGAAAATGACGAACAGTTTAGAAATTTGGAAGCCACATTAGCAGCAATTAGTGACGATGGTTACAGCAATGGTGGTAATATTCAATTTATGGCAAAGTATGCTGGCGCATTGGGAAATAGTTTACAGGTTTCAATTTTACCTGCAGATACTACGGATACCAAGTTTGATGCGTGGACATATTCTGGTAGCTTTAATGCTAGACCTGGCACTTCAGTGTTTGCTCAAAGCAAAGGCTCAACTGGCGACGAAGTTCACATTGCTATTATTGACCAGGACGGTGAGTTTACAGGTACTAGAGGTACGGTACTTGAGACATTCCCTAACTTGTCAATCTTAAGAGATGCTAAGGATGCTACAGGTTCTACAGTTTACGCCAAGGAAGTAATTAATGCTAGATCCGAGTATGTAAAATTGTTAAACTTCCCATCAGCTTTGGATTCTGCTGGTGCTGGTGATTTAACTTCATTAAGCACATCTTATCTTGTTGACTCTGCCGATAGAGCAGCAACAACCCTTTCCTTTGTTAATGGTAATAATACCGCGACTGTTGGTATTGGTGATCTTACCCGAGGTTATGATTTGTTTACGGATAAAGATCAAGTAGAAGTTGATTTTATTATTGCGCAGAGTGCTATTACACAATCGGCACAGACAACACTTGTAAACCATA